CCGTGGTTGGGTAAAGGCTATGTTCCACTTCGCTCGGCTGGTAAGCCGGATAAGGAAGAATCAGGGATCTCGTGGATTAGCAATCTTCTTGAAAGCTAACCAGTTGATCATCCAGAGAGTAATTTCTGGATCCAAACTAGTTTCTACTAGGTTGGCAGGTTCTGCAGTATCCGTGACTAACACAGGTATCCCGAGATGGATTCCAGTGAACCACCGAAAGCTTTTGCTTAAGGGTTCACGATCGGTGATAACCTTCTACCTTGTTCTCTGTACCCTTTATCGGGTCATGGATTACAAGGGGAAATTATCACTTTCGACGATCACTGATATCGGGAAGCCCTTGGAGAGTTTTCTCCCCGAGTGGAAGACTTTTGTTAAGAAAGCCTTCCTACCTCGTTTAGGGTTGCTGGGTATAAAACCAGTCCCGGTCAGTGGTTCGCGGAAAAAGGGACCTTCCACACCCGTGGGGGTCTCTAACGATCCTAGGATTTTTGGAAGCTTAGCTCCCATGATCCATTGGAATTTTAAATCGGGTCCTAACTCCTTCATAACCAAGTTACTAAGTATCGGTAATGCATGGGTTGATCTGTTAGCTCTTATTGAGCGACCAGATCTCCTTGCTAGAATCGAAGCACTTAGGGCTATGACGGGAGGTGGACTTCTCCGGTCCCTACCATTCTTTGACGACGCTCGTCGTCATTTAGATAAATGGTGGGACAAGGTTAAGTTCACCCGCCGGATGAAGAAGAAGGAGCTTGCTCCTCTTCCCGCTCTCCCACCTCAGTTTGAGGTGGGGAAACTTGGAGTTGTGGAGGAACCTGGAAAGAAACGGATAGTTGCCATGGTAGACGTCTGGACACAATGGATGTTCTACCCCTTGCACCGATTTTTCTTCGACAAAGTCTTGTTTTTTATTAAACAAGACGGTACTTTCGATCAGGTAAAACCTGTCGATCGTCTACTTGAAAAAGCAGAGAAGGAAGGTCGTACGCACTTTTGGTCTTTTGACCTAAGTGCCGCGACGGATAGACTCCCACTAGTGATCCAGACTGTGTTATTGGGAGCGTTCGTTTCAGAACGGTACGCTACCCTTTGGTCCCAAGTCTTAACTGACAGACCATACCGTACTCCAAAAGAGTATAGTACTACATTTGGCCGAAAGGCTAATGTTGGTCATGTTACGTATAAGGTTGGTCAACCAATGGGAGCGTATTCGTCCTGGGCGATGCTCGCAATAACACACCATGCCATTGTCCAGTTTGCCGCTTGGCGAGTGGGACATAGAACTTGGTTCTCTTGGTATGCCGTACTTGGAGACGACGTCGTGATCTGTGATCGCGATGTTGCCAACATGTACGTAAAGGTGATGGATGAGTTAGGAGTAAAGATCGGTTTTCACAAATCGATTATATCCGATAACTCATCATTGGAGTTTGCTAAACGGTTCTACTACAAGGGTAAGCTCGTTTCCGGGCTTTCCCTAGGAGGTAT